ACAGCAGGCATGCCACAGAGAACCCAGCGGGGCAGCCCATGCCGCCTCGCAGCAGTCACACATCGGACACATCACTCACCCCCATTCGCTCCAAGTACTCATCCCGGGACTCATCGCTGCACGGCTGCTGCCACAACTCATCGGAACACCTACCGCCCGTGCGGTCGGGCGAGCATGAGGCATGCCCATACTTGCACGGATAGCCTCCTGGGTAGTCGGAGTTGACCTTTTCCATCAGGCTTTCCAATTGTGCCAGCGTCATCGCCCGGCCCTCGCTTCCTGTAGCAGGGCATGGGCCAGAGCCCTGTAGTCCAGCCGGTCCACCACATCGTCCGTGTCCACGCTGACCTCGGAGGCAATGTCGCTGGTGTCGATATGACCCGCCACATCGCTGGCGTCCATGTGCATGGCCACATCCTCCGCGTCTACGTGGTAGGCCAAGTCTTCGTAGTCGATCTTCATCTTGCGGGCGACCTGCTCGGCCAGCGTCTTGTCGGACGCCATCGCCTCGGCTGTTGCCTCCAACGCACGCCCCAGCCTGGGGTTGATCGCAGCGTCCAGCCACTGGTTCACGCGGGTGGCGACCGCAGTCCGCACCCGATCACGCATTCGCTTCAGCATCTCGCACCTCCTCGGTTAACTTCCACACCATATCGGCCACCTGTTCGGCTGCGATTTCATGGGCAGTGTACGGGAGTCCAGCCTCCTCCCGCCACAATCGCTTGAGGTCGGCCCAGTAGGCCACCGCATGCCGCAACTGGGCCTGCTGCTCCTCGGTCAAGACCAGATGCACAACGTGTCGGTCTTCCATTGCTCGCCTCCTAGACCGCCAGAAGTTTCGGGCAGTCGGCATCGATCACCCCGTGCAGCCGCTGCGTCCGGGGTTGCAGTTCACCGTAGGTCTTGAGAACCTCGGTGACCGCATTGAAGTAGGCCCAGAGCGTCGGCTGCCGGAACTCCGGATGCTTCGGCTCCTCGTATTCCTGCAAGACCTCGGCAATCGCACGGGCCGGGATGGCCTTGGCCCGATAGGTCCGCAGCACCAGATCATGCAGGTGTGCCAGCCCCTGCACGGGCGTCTCCTTGTAGACCTCCAGCCTGCGCTCCTGGTGGACCCGCCTCTGCACAAGCCGGGCCACCCCGTCTGCGATCAGCCGGGGCAACCTGTCCAGCACATAGCGTGTGTGCTTGGTGCTGATCGTCACCTCGCTGGAGAAGGCGAGGTTGTCGCAGACGAACACCCGACTCCCCAGTGCCAGCCCGACAGGGAAGGTCTTGTCATGGCTGTTCCGCACCCCAATCGTCGTCGCATAGTCCGTGCCACCTGCCAGGGTGAGGATGCCGAACATGCGCATCCCGTCCTTGGCAATGGCGAATGACCGCTCGCTGACTGCCAGGCCCGACGACTCCACGGTTCTGGTCACCTGATCGATGACCAGATCATGGGGCACAGGGGTCCACGTTTCCGTAGGGGCCGGCATTGCCAGACCCCTGATCTCATCCAGTCCAGCCAGCTTTCCGCCGGCGTGGAGACACAGGCTACTCATCGCTTTCCTCCTTCGCCATTTCGGCGTAGTCACCTAGAAGCAGATCGATCTCTTCACTGGTGGCACACGCCTCCAGTTGGTCGTACAGTTCCGACGCCTCGTCACCCTGCATGAACACGGTGCCGTTGCTGAATTTCAGCAGCAGCCCGTAGCCCAGTCAGTCGTAGTCGGGCATGTCACACCTCCCGATCTAGAAGTTGGGGAAGAACGCGGGTCGCCCACACTTTGCCGTTGGGCTGGCCTTCGCCGCGATCAACCAGGCGCTTTACCAGGCACAAGGTCACAGCGCCATCGGACACGTGGGCGTAGACCTCATGGTCCCCCTTGCTGCCGCCGTTGGCCCTGCAGAAATCGATGAGATACTGGGCCGTCATCGGTGACGGGATTCGCACATGTGCATCACTCTTCAGCATGTCGCACCTCCCCTTCGACGTTGAGCCGATAGACCAGGTAGCCCTGCGCGTTCCGGCCCACAGCATGCCGATCACCGATTACGGTCTTTATCACCAGCGGTTCCGGCACCCCGTATGCTGCGATCCACTTGTCCCATGCATCCTGATCCCATTGGGCAGTGCAGACCGGCGGCACCGGATACCGCATCTGCCTGGGTTCAATAGGCCCCAGTTGCTCGTCGCTCATGTCACACCTCACGCCTGAAGGATGGGCAGGTGGCGGATGGCAGACATAATCGCCTTGCCACCGTGCCCGGGGATGTAAACGTCCACCAGTTGCAGCCCGGCCCTGCGCCTTCCGGCACCGTCGCACAGGTTGCACCGCTCGCAGGTCAACCGCTTCCCCGCCTCGGCAGATGCCGGGCAGAGAACCTCCTCGTCGTCCGGCTCGCCATCCCGCATGGTGCGGAAGGTTCGCCAGCCGAGACTCTTCGCATGCTCCCGGGACCAGGGCCCGGTCTTGCCATGGACAGACGCCATGAGAAACCGCTGGTAGCCCCGAAAGGCGAGGTTCGCCCACTGGTGGGTGTAGCCCGTCCAGCCGGCCGACAGACTGGCCAGATGAGCCACCAGCTCCAGCGGGATCAGCACCGGCTCGCCGTAGGTGCCGAATCGCACCTTCCGGCCCCGGATGAACTGATCATGCAGGGCAGGCACATAGTCCACATAGCGTCCACGTTTGAACGCACCGTAGACCATGGCCGGTCCCTGCCCGACGTTGACATAACAGGCCCGGTGGCGCTGGCGTTTCTTCCTCGGCGTACGCTTCGGAAACGTCACCAGCCCACGCATCGGGCAATCACCGCAGATGGCCGAATCGCCACCTGAACGCACCGCCTGGACCGGATGCATGTGCGACCTAATGATATAGGTCTGGAGCATCTTGCCCGTCTTGACGTTCCCAGACTTGCCGAGTGGCATGATGACCACATACGGCGCGCCATCGAACGGCGACTGGCCCCGGTGCAGAACGACACCGAGCGGCCGGGCGGTGCGTGATCTTGCGACCATACGCACCTCCATGAAAGAACCGACTACCAAGCGGCAGCCGAATAGCACCCTCTGCGCCAACGGTTGGATCGCAGGCCACTTGCGTGGCGGTCCTCCCCGCGTTGACTACGCACCCCGTCGAATGCGTTTTGCCCAGAGGGGGCTATTCGGACACCGGCAACCGAGCCCAGGCAGGCAGCATTCGGACTTACTTGGGCGTTCGCCCGTTAGCCGCATCCACCTGCCCGGACTCGGATCCCGTCACATGTCGATTTCGACATAGCGCAACCGATGGCGATTGTCGATGTCAAACCGCTCGCAGACGCGACGTTCAAAGTCGATCTGCGACTCATCGGGCCGGAAGTTGTCCTGCCCGAGGAATACGAATTGCCCAGGCCCGAACCCGGGAGCAGCAGTGAAAATCTTCACCACTGCCCAGGCCCGCCTGTACGGACTGTTGCTCATAGCAACCTCCAAGGAATTGGCCTCATCAGCGCCAGCATAACTGGCGGACTGGACGCCCGTCCAGTTTCGGCCTGCATAAAAGGGGCCGGTTTTCCCCACATCGCTCAAGGCGACCGGATAGCACCAAGCAAGGTAACACCTCCTTTGACTGCCCGCATACACAGGGAGTTATACGTCACTCCCTTGCACACTCTCCACAGTGAACAGCACACTTCACAAGAAAAAATCCGAAGAAATTTTCAGGCGAAACCTGGCGGCATAACCCGTACCAGTGTGCGAAACACGGCACCGGCCGAACTCGCAAGCCGGCCGGGGAGTGTATCGGAAGCGTAAAGCGTTACAAACACGCCTCACACTCCCTTACGCACTCTCCACAATAGATAGCACCGATGACCCAAAAAATAATTGTTGCGTTCCGTCGGATTGTCGATAGTATATAGAGAGTGATTCGGAGAACGTTCTCCGGAATTGTTTCGGGCAAGTGTGCTATCTATAGTGGAGGATACAATGAATGCTTTCGACACCCTCGGTTGTAACGTTGTGGCCTGCAATTATCCCCGCGAAGCCTATCGGCCGGGGGACTTGCGGGGGGAGCAACACAAAGCCTTGTGGGACATGCTGAGAATCGCAGCATCATTCGACGGGCTGGACCCGGAAGCCGCAGAAGAGGCGGCTTCGAAGATGTACGCTCACTGGCTGGCCCGAAACTACGGGCAATGCGACATAGCCCGCGGCGACCATGCACGGGCATACTGGGCAATCCGCCGATATGCAAAGCGCAGCCGCTGGCAGGGATTCACCGGCCAGCGGAGAGATAGGAAAGCCGCAGTGACGGCGGAGAATCTGGCAATGCGGGAACGGATTCGGGAGCGCAACCAATCCACTCCGGCGAGCGTGGCGGTCGCCGTGGAACGAATCGCCCGCAGTCCAGCCTATGGTCGGAAAGCCTACAGGCTGGCGAAGAAGATCGGTCTGCCGGGGGTTAGGGAACTGGTGAGGGAAGCGTGCGGCTTCGGGGTGGAGTGAGGGGCGATGCATCCCCGGCGGCCCCGGTCAAAATCGGAGCCGCCGGGGGGCACCTTACGATTCCGTTAGGTTCGACGGTACACTGCCGGCAACGGGCAAACCGTTGCGGGACTAGGAGTTAGGGCAGGGGGAAGGGAGGGCTCGCCGCGCGACCGGCGACCCCCCGACCCCCCCCAGCGAAGCACCATACATCAGTCAATACACCTCCTGACTTTTTTCACCCCTACGGCCCCCATGTGTTTCCCCCGGGTTCCACGCATTCTGCCCTCCCCTGACGCCGTGTGTCGCTGGAGGCCCCTGGCTTGCGATTAGGCGGCCGATGGCACCCTTGGGGGCATTTGTCTAGGGACACCTCCCCTTGGGCTTCTTATGGTCTGCGCGTGCTGTGACGGTGTGGGCTGCACCTGCCCGGCGTGTGACGCTGTGTGCTGTTCCTGCGCTCCGTGGGACTGGGCGTTTGACGCCCGGGAACTATCGCCTGGGGAGTGGTCCATCGGGCTCTATGACGACCTGCTTGACCTGCTGCCTGGCTGTATCAGCCGGCTATATGAATCACAAGAGGCGTGCGTTGATGCGAAGGTGGCGCAGGCTTTAATTGACCTTCCTGGGTGGACTGAGCAGCAAATTCGCGATTCTTTCCAGGAGGATTGGGAGGATAACGAATGCCGGGATAACATCTTTTTTACTGGCTCCACATGGTACGGCTGGAGCGTGCCGTATATCGACGGCGTGGTGGCCACGGTGGCAGCGCTGGAGGAGCAATGTCCAGACGGCGCGCCGGTGGCACCGGATTGGTGTTTGCCTGGCGCCACTCGCTACTGGTACGTGCAGGAGTTTTCCGGCTCGGCGGGGGCGATCCCCGATATTCGCAAACTTGTCCTTGCCACTCCCGGCACCGGCGACTGGATCGTAGATGCCCTGCTAGAGCGTGGCACACAGGACGACCTGCCGGCTGAGGGGTGGGTGGAGGCCGCCGACTGCGCCTCTTGCGACGACCCGGCTGAGTTGGAAACAGACTGCGATCCAGCCGCGGATTACAAAGTCTTCTACTCCAAGACCGTCACGGTAGAAGACTCGTTTACCGACCTTTGCAACTCGTCTACCGACGCGCTGGGCCTGTGCCCGCCGCAGAACTGCAAGCTCGTCACCATCACGGTCACGCGGACAAACCAGTGTTTGCCGAACTCGCCGGCCTCGCCTGCCGTTACGGAGTTTGAGGTTGTGCTGGCCGTCTGCCCTTGTGGCTCGCTTGTCTCCGTGGTTGTCTCCCCTACCAACGAGGACTCGGACCCGGTGGTGATCGACGGCTACGGATACGCGAGCGAAGAGGACTGCATCGACGACCTGACCGAGAGCAACTGTCTGGGCGGTACGCCAAGCAGCCAGTGCATCGGGGATGCGTGGAAGCAGGTGAGGCATGCGATTGACGGCACGCGAGACTGCCTGGAGTCTGTGTGTACCAGTGCTTGTGATCCGCCGGGGTGCTGTTCATGACTACACGTAGCATGGTCATCCCGTACTCGGGGCGCGTGGATCCGGCCACGCTCGCGGCGGCGATTGACAAGCTGCTAGGCGATAGCCCTGGCCGGGGGATGGTTCAGCTCCGCGTTGTTGAGCATACGCCCCCGCCGCCGAAAGCGGGCCCGGGAACGGAACTGAAAAAGCTCCTAGCCAAGATCGGCATCACGCCGAAGCCCGGCTGTAAATGCCTCGCAAGAGCAATCGAAATGGACATCCGCGGCTGCGACTGGTGCGATCAGAACATCGACACCATCGTCGGCTGGCTGCGGGAAGAGGCACAGAAAAGGCACCTGCCGTTCGTTGATGCGGCAGGCCGGATGTTGGTGCGGCGGGCAATTGCTAACGCCCGCCGACAGGACACTGGTCAGTAGGAGGCACACATGATTCTCTTTCCAACCGAGCAGGCTGGCCATCTCGCCGGCATGGCGGGCCAGCACATGGGGATTCAGCAGCGGGAGAACGATTCCCGCGTGACCCAGATGCGAGAGATGCGCCGCATGCAGCATGAGCAGGAGTTGGCCCGCATCCAGGCCGAGAAGGCCCGCCAGGACCGTGAAGGCGATATGGTCCGGCAGATTCTGGCCAGCATGTGAACCCCTTCTGGTTCTTGTTTGAGGAGGAGGGGGACGACGATGGATGCTGACGGCGACAAGATCCGCAGGCTGAAGGCGGATGCCTGGACCCGCAAGGAGGGCCAGGCCCCCGATGGCGGCCTGAATGCCCGAGGGCGGGCCGCATACAACCGGGCCAACAATGCCAATCTCCAGCCCCCGCAGCCAGAAGGGGGCTCCAGGCGGGACTCATTCTGCGCCCGCATGCAGGGCATGAAAGACAAGCTGACGAGCAAAGAGACGGCTAACGATCCCGACAGCCGCATCAACAAATCCCTGCGGGCGTGGAACTGCTAGATGGGCAAACTTGACGAAGCTGGCCGCGCTATTGCCGGCCTCTTGACCTACAACCCCGGCCCTGGCATCTACTCCCGCCTGGAGCGGGCCATCCAGCAGATGCCGGAGAACGTCCGCGTCCAGGAACTCCCTGGCCTGCTGAAGCGATACAAAGACGGTGTCCCGGGCTGGGAGCTGAAAGAGACTGACTTGGATTCAGTCATCGCCGGCCGGGATGTAGTTCCGAGAGAAGAACTCCTGGCACGGGTCAAAGAACGCAGCCCGGTGTACACGCACAAGGAGGTTGTGCTTGGCGGGGTGCCGCAGACCGAGCAGCGTCGGGCCTACGTGCCGGTGCCTGGACACGCCGGCCTGACGCAGGCTGGCGTGGCTCGGTTTAACGACCACCAGCAAGCCCCATCGCAGCTGGGGCGAGGCGTTTCGCACGGCGAGCCTCGGTATCCCGACCGCAGCCAAGGCGGCGAGGACTACACCGAAATACTGTTGACGCAGCCTGGAGCCCGTGCCAACGAATACGGAAATCACTGGCGCAATTGGGGCGTTGATGCGGCGGAGGATGCCGTCGCCCATGCCCGTTTTGATGTGCATGACGGGTACCTGCGGGTCAACGAACTCCAGTCGGATCTGGGGATTCACAACAGGAAGCAGCGTGAACTTCAGGCTGGGTCGTATGCCGGCCCCGAGGAGTGGAGCCTTCCAAACGCGGACGCTAAGACGCTCCCCTTCCCACTAGAGGACGCCTCCCTAGAACTCCTGCTCAAGCGGCTAAACCTGTACGCCGCCCAGCACGGGCTGAAGGGCGTGGAGATCGCGAGCCCGAGGGCAATAGCAGACAAGGTCGGCGGCAAAATCGTAAACTACGAACATGCCTACGGCAAGGTTGCGGTGGGCGGCCAGCAGAGGCTAGGCCGGCGGCTGGGCGGAATGGCAGAGGAAGATAGGCTGCAGGGCTCCAACGCCTACGAAGAAAACTTGGAGGCAATGAGAAAGGCGTACGATGAGCCGAACGCGGAAGCGATAGAGCTGCTGCGCGAACTGCAAGACGGTCGCGTGGCGTGGAAGCCTCGCGGCGCGTTCGACCCAGGCGTGGCAGACAGGTTTGACTCCTTGGGCCACGCCTACCAAAGTGGCATGCGCGTGCGGAATGAGGGGGAACGGCCTTACGCCTTGGTGAAGTCTCGGGCCGATCAACTGTATGCCACGCTTGTCGAAGACCTTGTGTCCCGCGGGATAGATCCCACCACCGCGTCCCGGCAGGGGGCCGAGGCCATGCCGCGGCTGGTGAGGCTGGCCGAAGAGCAGGCTGCACGGGATTTCAGCTTCGGCAACGCCCGGCGTGCGCCGCATTCTCCCCCGCTGCCCAAGGATCCAAATGTTGTGTACCGCGGCACCATGTCCGACGAAATGCGCCGCCGCATCATTGAGCAAGGCATAGGGGCATCCCTCCTGGCCCCGCTTCTCGCCCCGGCAGGAGATGAGTAATGGCTGACCCGCTGCGGGATCGTTCCGAAACGTATCGCATCATGTCCCGCGGCGAGAGCCCCGAAGAGGCTATCCGCCGGCTGGTGCAAACAGCCTCCGAGATCGAAGAGCCTCGCTCGGTCAGCATGTGGGAGTGGGCGTCCAGCCGCCCCAGTTTCCTGACGAGCCGGCCCAAGAGCCAAGAGCGAAGGCTGGCAGACACTCGCCGCCAGTTCGTCATGGACGAGATGCTGCACAAGTACCCCAAGCCAACGGCCGAACGCCCTGGCTCTTGGGATGGCATCCCGGGGGAGTTCCAGCGTGCGATGACCATGTACGCATCCGACACAAGCCCGCGACAGCAGGGGCCAGTGGCGGACTGGTGGACCGGGGCCAGGGGCAATCGTACCGACCTACAGTCTCCCTACGAGACAACCGGGCAGCTTGGGCCGGGGTCGAAGATCAGAAGCCTGATGGACTGGTCGCAATCACTTCCTGCCGCTTTCTACGCCACCCGCGAGATGGCTTCGGACGAGGTCGCCAACGCCAGAGCCAAGAATGGTACGGCGGCCGAAGTGCAGTACCCGGAGGCTGCGAGCCAGTTCGACCGGGCGATGGGCACCTTAGTGGAGCCGTTGGTAGGTCGCAGGCCGGGCAGCATGTGGGACGTTAAGGACCGGGCCCGCCAAGCGGGCGACCGCCTGTCGCTGCAAGGCACGGAGCCGGCCAGCTACTTCGGTCCTGCCGGCCTGCCGCATGAGATGCTGGCCTCGCATGAAGGGGAGGCAGGCGCGCCACGGACTGGCGAGGAGGTAATGCAGGCCGCCGGCTACAGTCCTACGGCATCCCGATGGGCAGGCGCTCTGATGGACAGCACATTGGATCCGTTCTCTGCGATTGTCCCTGCCGCGCGTCTCGCCAAGGCGGGCCAGATGGGGCGAGCCGTGCGTGCGCTGGCGAGCGACTACGGGCCCGGCATGGCCTTAGCGGGCGCAGTCTCGGCCGGCGAGGCGGCGATGGATGAAGGCGACAACGTCGTCTCTTGGGATGGGCACGGCGACCCGTACGTTGTGCCGCGGGCAGAGCGAGTCTTGAGAAGGCTGCAGGGGAGATAGTCATGCCTAATCCGCAGCAGCTCGCCCGGGTCATCGACAGTATTGCCAGTCAGGTTCCGGAGTCTAAGTACATCCGGGCCTACCACGGCAGCCCGTACAGGGACAAGATACTTGCGGAAGGCTTTGATTCTCGGAGTATTGGCAGCAGCAATGGCACTGGCCAAGGGCACGGCTTTTATTTTTCGGGCAACCCGAACGTGTCTCGCCACTATGGCGACGGCCTAGAGGTGGAAATCGCTATCGACCCATCGCGGCTGCCGGATGCATACGTGCCGTTTGCGGACCAGCATGTTTATCGGGATCCGTTTTTTGCCGCCGTCGCCGCGGCGCCAGAGAACAAGTGGAAGGCCGATGCGATTGCAGAGATACGCCGCGCCCGCGGAACGCCGCAGCTTGCCTACCAGTCGCTGCTCCGCGCGCATAACGTGGGACCTGCGGGCGCAGAGATGCTTGGCCGCTTTGAGGCAGGCCGCAGGGCGTCCGAGGCGTTGCGGTCACACGGCGTGCCGGGGATGCAGTGGCTAGATGACGATTTTCCATCCATGGCGGCCCGCAACTACGTGATGTTCCCTGGCACCGAAGACTCCATCCGCATCTTGCGGAAGTATGGCCTGATGGCCCCGATGGCTGCTGCTGCGGGCGGAGCAGCGAGCGAGCCGCAGGCGGAAGTGCGGTAGGTGTAACACTTTCGCCCCTCTAGCGGCATTAAACCTTTCAGAGCCCTTCCCCCCGAGGCACTGAGGTTTATGTCGGACGAAATTCTCAACGAAGCGCCGGTAGCAGAAGCCCCCGTCTCTGAGGCTGCGCCGCCGTCTGACGCCGGCCAGCCCTCGCAGGGCTTCTCCACGCCGTACGAGGCTTTCCGCCACCTTCCGGAATACCAGGGTGCCGACGACCTCGCTATCGCTCAAGACCTGTACCGCTCCAAGCAGGGTTACCTGGAGAGTCAGCGGGTTCTGAATCAGTACCAGAACCTGATCCCGCAGGCCAACGAGTACCTGCGCAACAAGGCTGAGTACGAGCGCTGGCAGGCTTCACAGCGAGAGGCCGCCCAGCCCAAGCCGGCCGAGAAGGCCAAGTGGTGGTCGCCGCCTTCGGTCGATGAGAGCTACAAGGGCTACATCGTCCGCGACCCGCAGACGGGCAAGGAGGTCATTGACCCCAACGCCCCGTACGAAGCCCAGCAGGCCCTGCGGAAGTACCAGGACTACACGGCGAACTTCGCACGCAAGTTCGTCACGGATCCTGAGAACACGCTGAAGCCGTTCATCGAAGACGTTGCGATGCAGAAGGCCAAGGAGCTGGTCGAACAGCACTTGGGCCAGTATCAGTCCCAGAACTACGTGCAGGACCTTGAGCGGCAGAACTCCGACTGGCTCTATGATGAGTCGGGGAACGTGACCCGTGAAGGTCAGGCCGTCCAGGCGTACATCCAGCAGGCCGCAGAATACGGCATCCAAACCCCCGAGGCCCGCTGGAAGTTCGCCACTGGAATGCTGCAGCGGGACTTGCTGAACGTCCGCTACCAGCAGATGCAGGACCAGGCCCTTGGTGCCCGGCCCCATCAGCCGCAGTTCGCGCCACCAGCTGCGCCCGCCCCGCCGTCCGACCCGGTGGCAGAGGGCAACATGCAGTTCCTTCGGGAGCGCGCCACCCGTACCCCCAATCGCAGTGCAGGAACCACAGAGCCGCGGGCACCCCGCCAGCGGATGTCTTTTGAAGAGCGTCTTCGCGGCCAACTCGTTAACGATGGAGTGATCTGATGAGCAGTTCGACTGACTGGGCACGTTCCATTGCAACGACGATCATCAACCACCTTCGGGAGGAAGAGGTCGCTTCGTTGCGTAAGTTTAAGTTCTTCGCTGCCTTGGAGGGCGCGGGCCGTATCCGCACCAACATGAGCGGCCGTGGCTTCGACTGGGAGATCCAGTACAGGAACCACAATCCTTCGGGCAACAACGGCGAGACTCCCCGCTCGTTCGCCCGCGAGAACCTGTGGAAGAAGCTAGAGCTTGAGTATCGGGGTGCCCAAGTTACGGACGCCATCTACAAGAAAGAGATGCTGGAAAATCGGAGCGCCCAGGCTCTGGTGAACGTCGCCGGCAAGCTGGCGAGCCGCCTGCAAACGTCGATGGAGCAGTATCTTGCCAAGGAGTGGGTCCAGGACGGCTATGCCTCCGGGAACGAGCTTCGGATGCACGGCATTGAGTCGTTCATGAACGCCACCCAGACGATCCAGGAAGGTGCGGCTGGCGCTACGGCCCGCACGGCCAACACGGCGGATCGCTTCTACTACCCCAACGACTCCTACGCCGGTCTTTCGACCGTCCTTGGTGCGTACGGCGGGTCGGGCGATGCGACGGCCACCTGGCCGGACGGCGAGGTCGATCCTGAGTTCGACTTCTTCAGCCCGGTGATTGTGAATGCGGACAGCTCGTACTTCGGGGCTTCGACCTGGAAGGAGAACTGCTCCAAGGCCCTGCGTGAGGCGATTCATCAAACTCGCCGGAATGATACGTTGGAGGACCAGGTTGACATGGTTCTCTTGGACCGGCGGCTGTACATCGACTTCCTCAACACGCTGGACTCCAAGGAGCGGGTGATCGTCAGCCGGACCAACGGTCTGAGGAGCTACGGCTTCACGGATGTGTTTGAGTTCGACGGCGTGGAGGTCGGCAGCGAGGTGAGTGTCCCCGCCAACACCGGCTACGGTCTGGCTACGGGCAACATCGAACTGCTCTGCATGGAAGGGAACTTGCTGACCAGCGAGGGACCGTTTTACGACGAAATCACGCAGCAATATCGCTACGTGGTGTCCACGCTCGGTAACCTCAAGTTCAAGAGCCCGCGTAACTTCTTCAAGCTCGTCGTCTAAACCAAGGAGTAAGTGACCAATGAGTCTTCTGATCGATCCGCCGTTCGCCCTTGGCCAGACGCTCGGCGTCAGTTCCAACGACGACGGCAAGAATTGGGTGGGTGCTGTCAAGCAGTTCCCGGACGTTGATCCGACGACCGGCAAGGTGCGGTCGAACCGCATCAAGACCTGCGTGGCAGTTCGGAACGCCTCTGGCGCCGCTCTGCTCCCGAAGCGGGTGGTGCGGTTTGCGGTCGGCACGGCCGGCACGGCGGTTTTCGCTCATGTTGACGGCTATGCGGCTGTCACCAACGAGGAGCGGGTTGGCGTGGTGGACGAGCATCTGGCGGCGGGCGGCGTGGCTGACAAGGATGTGTTCTGGGTGACGGTCAGCGGGCCGACTGAAGTGGCCGTGGCCCTGTCGGGCTCGGACGTTGCGGTCGGCAATCGCCTGAGTTGCATCACGGCGGTGACCTCCGGTGCGACGACCTCCGGTCGCGTGACGGTGTCGCCGCTCTCGGCTGCAACGACTGGCGGCGGCGATAACGGCGTGGGCGTCCTGGGCCGTGCGTGCAGTGTCGGTGCCACCACTGGCGCGAACGTCTTGGCGATCCTGCAGACCCGGTATTGAGTTATGCCCTGTTTGGGGCTAGGGGGGAGCCTCTGACCAGGGCAACTTGGTCAGAGGCTTTTCCATTTTCTGGGAAGTGAAATGAACGATCCGGCCATTCAAAACCTGGACTACCTGCGTCAGTTAATAGCCGAGGTCCGTGGCGAGGATCCGTATCTGGACATGCTCCGGCTGCGGATGATGCAGGACACCGGCATGGGCGTAGACGACACCGTGGAGGAAAGCTGATGAGCCTCATTATGCCCAATGGGTCGTATACGAGGTCCTATAACCCGTGGGGCCAGCCCATTGGCTCGCCGCCGCATGGCACGCCGTACGGCCCTCCGCCCATGCAGTACGCCCCGCCAGCCTATGGCAACCAGCCGGGCTACGGGGGGCAACAGTGGCAGGCTGCGGGCGGGTTTTCGCCTTACCAGCGTGCCCCGCAGCCCCAAGGCCCGGTGTCGATGTATGGTCCCGCCGCACCGCCGGCTCCCGCCGCCCCGATGACGCCCAAGCAGCAGTGGCGGATGGGGACAGCCCAGCCCATCCAGCCGTCGCCGCAGGGGACGCCGTATGGTGGATCCCCGCCCCCATTCAGCAACTACCGCCCCGGCGGGAGCGAGGGTGGTGGCGGTGGTGAAGGAGGCCGCCGTGGTGGAGAGGGCATGCGTGGCGGTGGCGAAGGAGGCCGCCGAGGTGGCGGAGAGGGCGGAGGTGGCTACCGGCCGCAGCCCTCCGGCGCACCGCAGCAGTCGTACGGCCAGCCGTTTGGCGGTCAGCCGATGTCTGGCAATCCATTTGGCAGGCCCCCAATGCCGCAGCGACCCAGCAGCCCGCCTGCTGGTGGCCGGTTTCGGTAGTGTGGACAGCCGTTCATTAGTCTGGTAGACTATCACCACCCCCCCCGAGGTGATCATGCAGCAGAAATTCCAGGTCGGCTTCGTCACGTTTAGCTATGGCGGCAACGGCGGCATCTCGTCGGAAGTGCCGGACATCCGGGAGTGGATGATTCCCACTGTCTTGGAGCTGACCAAGGACGACCGCGTGTCGGGCGTCCGGGTGTGGAACTTGTCTGACACGCCCATCACTATGACCCGCAACCGGGCCGTGCTGATGGCCCGCGATGCCGGCGTCGATGTGCTGGTCATGGTGGACAGCGACATGAAGCCGGATGTTCTGGCAGGCAGTCCGTCGTCCAAGCCGTTCTTCAAAAGCAGCTTCGACTTCCTCGTCGGCCACTACGCCAAGGGTCCGTGCTGCATCGGCGCCCCGTACTGCGGCCCTCCGCCGTGCGAGAACGTGTACGTGTTCCGATGGAACAACTGGGTGTCAGAGAATCCCAATCCGGACTTCCAGTTGGAGATGTACGACCGCCACACAGCCGTGAAGATGGCTGGCATTCAGGAGTGCGGCGCCCTGCCGACCGGCCTGATCATGTACGACATGCGGTGCTTCGATCTGACCGAGCCCAAGTCCGACACCGACCACCCGTGGTTCTACTACGAGTGGAAAGACAAGCACTGTTCGGAAAAGGCTTCGACGGAGGATGTAACACAGACCCGCGACCTCTCCTTGGTGGGCACGCAGAAGCTGGGGTACAACCCGGTGTACTGCAACTGGGACGCCTGGGCGGGGCATTGGAAGCCGAAGTGCGTGGGCAAGCCGCAGGTCCTGGCGGCCAAGGACATCAGCAACAAACTGAAGTCCTGCTGGGAAGGCAACGTGGACCCAGGCGTGAAGTTGATCGACATTCCTCCCCCTGCGTGGCTAAAGAGTGTCGGGGTATAAGGCGTGCATACAGTGCGGGGAATCCTACCCTGCCACCACTGAGAACTTCCACAAGTCGAAGGACGGGTATCACGCCCGCTGTCGCAAGTGCCGGAACGCTCGTCTCAAAGGTGAGCGGAAGCAGGTTCGCAACCGGCGGCTGGCAAAGATTGAGAAGTCGGCTATCGACTCCTTTATCAAAGCCTCTCGCCTGGGCGGGGCGAACATCCCGCACTCGTCCGAGCTGACCGAAGTGATCATGGAGTACTTCGGTGGCGTCCGTGGGTTCGCGAACGCCTTTATGAAGCAATTCTACGACTCGCCTGTTGGCGGGGCATTCCGCACCAAGATGCTGGACTCTGTGGTCCGACTGGTGAAGGACAACACTGCCATGGGCGGATCGAAGAAGCCGCTGGAGTTGATGAGCGAGGAAGAGCTGGAGGCCGAACTGAGACGACAGGTCTTGGAGGCGGCGCTGACAATACAGAAAGTTGAGGTGGTCGATGGACATAGTGTGCCAAACCTGCCGCTGGTGGCAGGCAGTGTCGGAGACATTCGGCAAGTGCCGGAGATACCCGCCGATAGCGGGCCCGGACAACAGCTCCTTCCCGCTGACCGGCCCCACTGACCAGTGCGGCGAATGGACGCCCAGCCCCGCGTCACGTTTTCTTGCAAAAAAACATGCCAAAGCATCCGAAGATACCACCTCCGCCGAAGGCTGAAGGCCCAATCGGCGGGCTGACGCAACACGCCCTTTCGCAGATGAAAGACGTTCAGGCTGCGCTCACTGAGCGTCGTCTGGAGGCGCTGCGTCTATGGGTGCCCATGCCGAAGCAGGAGGAGTTCCATTCCTGCATCGCCAGTGAACGTCTGGTAATCGGTGGCAACAGAAGCGGCAAAAGTGCATGCACGTTCATCGAAGATGCCCGCGCCGCTACCGGGCAGGACCCGCACAACAAGTACCCGAAGGAAGGTGGCAACCTCGTCATCATCGGCAAGAACTGGCAGCACATCGGCATGGTGGTGTATCCGATGTTGTTTAAGGCCGGGGCGTTCCGGATCATTAGGGACAGGATCACTGGGATGTGGCGCGCCTTCAACCCCGCGCTTCTTGGCGACATCGAACGGAAGGCCCAGTCCAAGCCGGCCCCGCCCTTGATACCGCCGCGCATGATCAAGGACATGGCGTGGACCCAGAAGAACGCCGGCTACCTCAACAAGGCGGAGCTGACCAACGGCTGGACCATCTACTGCTTCTCGTCAGAGGGAGAGCCTCCGCAGGGATTCCAGGCCGACCTCGTTCATATCGATGAAGACATCAACAATGAGCGCTGGGTGGGGGAAATGCAGGCCCGCCTATCGGATCGCAAGGGACGATTCGTCTGGTCGGCCATGCCGTGGTCCAAGAATGACGCCCTCTTGGGCCTGTGCGAGCGCGCCGACAAGGCCGAGGAAGAAGGCGTAGAGAACCCCATCATCAAGAAGTTCGTCCTGCGCTTTTTGGACAACGACCACATCGACCAGGAGGAGAAGAAAAAGAACCTGGAGCGGTGGGCGGCGCTCGGCCCAGACGAACTGAAGATGCGTGCCGAGGGCGAGTTCACCACCGGCTCCACGCTCATGTACCCGACGTTCAATGCGTCGGTCCACATGATGGGCCGGTCGGAATTGCCTGACGGCCAGATCCCGCCTGAGTGGACGCGGTACGTTGCGATTGACCCCGGGCATGCCGTCATGGCCACGCTGTTTGCAGCCGTGCCCCCAGACGAGAAGTTCCTTCTCTTCTATGACGAGCTGTACATCCGCAACTGCAACGCCCTGATCTGGGGCGAGCAGTTCTGCGCCAAGGCCCAGCACCAGTACATCTACGCGGCGATCATGGACATGCACGGTGGCGCCCTGCGTGACCTTGGGTCCGGCCGGCTCCCGCATGAGCTGTACTCCGAGGAGCTGAAGAAGCGGAATGTCAAGTTCGCCCTGACGGGCCATCAGTTCCTGCCCGGCTCGGACGACATCCCGTCTCGCACTGCCATGGTCAGGCAGATGATGCACATCCGTGGCGACGGGACGACCAAGTTCAAAATCCTGGAGGGCGGCTGTCCCAACCTCGTCCGGGAGCTGAAGCGGTACAGGAAGAAGACAAGTACCGTCAACGGGCAGGTGTACGTGACCGACGAGCCGCAGACGCGGGGCGAGGTCCATGCCTGCCAGACAGCCGAATACCTCTGTGCCTACGAGCCGCGCTACCACCGGCCGCCATCTCAGGTCGGCCCCGAACCATGGTGGGTGAAGTGGCGGGCCGCCCGGCTGGCCCGTGAGCGCAAGTCCGAAGATCCGTGTGTGTTCCTAGCCCCCAATGGGAGTATCAGTCGATGAATTACGAAATGCCCAAGGCCGAGGTTGGTGAGATTGTCCTGTTTATGACGCATGAAGGTGCCCCTTCGGTGCCGGCCATCGTCTGCAAGGCCGCCTCGCGGACGCTCACGCTGTACGCCATGGCCGGTGAGGCCGGGGTGTCAATCAGGCCTTCGGTCCACCATGTCACGGACGAGGGGGTCAACGAGTTCCCGGAATGGAAGCGGTACGGTTTCTGGGAGCATCGGCCCAAGGACCCCAAGATTGCCCTGCTTTCCGAGCGTGTTTCCCTCCTGGAGAAGAAGCTGGAGGCCCTGGACCCCAAAAGTCGCAAGTAGGGGCATTAGTCAGTAGGAGACGCCATGCCCGACGACAATCCCCTGCGCCCGATAGCCAAGCGCTGGCTGGAGTGCATTAAGCAGGCTGAAGCCCACAAGAAAGCCTTCACCGATGACGCCAAGGAAGCCATGGGCTTCTACTCGTCGGACCCCAACGCCATGTGGGGCAACGAGCATTCCCGGGGCGAGCGGGGCTACAACAAGGGCATTTCGGCGCCTCCGTACCGGATGGTTGTGAACCGCGTCTTTGAGGCGGTCACTCTCTTTGGGTCTGTCATCCATCACCGCAACCCCCAGCGGACTGTCTCCCCCAAGGACTATCCGCTGATCGGTCCGGCGATGCTGGGGATTCAGCCCCAGCCGCCGGTTCCGCAGATGGGGCCGGACGGCCAGCCGGTCATGGGGCCGGACGGCCAGATGGTGATGATGCCAGACATGATGATGATGGCCTACCAGCAGGCCGTCCAGCAGCAGGGGTTCATGTACGAGCGGCGCAAGTTGATCGCCAAACTCCTGGAAGACTACCTGAACTACACGCCCAACGAACTGGACCTGAAGCGGCACACCCGCAAGGTGGTTGACGAGGCGTTCATCAAGGGTGCTGGGGTGTGGTGGCATGAGCTGTACCAGCCGCCCGGATCGGCCGTGAAGTTGGCTGGGTCGTTCTATGACTCCATCGACAACTTGGTGTGGGATCCGGACGCGGACGAGTTCGACGACATTCGCTGGGCGGCCCGGAGGCGAGTGCAGCCCATCGACGACGTTGCGGCCAAGTTCGGCCTGGATCGCTCGGAGCTGAAGGGGCACATTGAGTCCTACTCCACCCGGGCCGAGCAGGGCAGTCGGGGCTACGAACACAAGAAGAAGACTGGCAAGACCAACGACCTGATCTGCTACTGGGAGGTCTACAGCAAGACTGGGTTTGGCGACCGGCTGAAGGACGCTGACCGTGACCTGCGAGGCAAGTTCGACGCCTTGGGGCCCAACTGCTACATCGTCGTCGCGGAGGGAATCGACTTCCCCTTGAACGCGCCGCCGGCCATGCTCCAAGAGGAGGTGGACGAGACGGGCGTCCCGCAGACGCTGTTCATGTCTTGCCAGTGGCCGATCCCCTTCTGGGCAGAGCCGAACGGGTGGCCGTTCACGCTCTTGGATTGGCATCGCCAGCCCGGCTACTCCTGGCCGATCAGTCTGATCAAGCCCGGCATCGGTGAGCTGCGGTTCATCAACTGGGCGATGTCGTTCCTGGCGACCCGCATTGCCACCTCCTCGCAGACGCTCATCGGCGTGGCGAAGGCCGCGGACCCGGACATCAAATCGAAGATCCTGGAGAAGAGCGAAGGCGGCTTCAACATCGTAGAAATCTCCGAGGCTGTGGGCCGCTCGGTGAACGATGTCATCTCAGTGTTCCAGATGCCCGGTGTCACCCAAGACATGTACAACATCATCCAGGCTGTCACGGAGATGTTCGACCGCCGGGTGGGCTTGACCGAGCTTATTTATGGCATGACCAGAAGCTCCTTCAGAAGTGCGGCAGAAGCCGCCGTGAAGAGCGAGCAAATCTCGGTCAGGCCCGACGATTATGCCAACACGCTGGAAGACCGGCTGTCTGAGGTCGCCCGCAAGGAGGCCCTGATGGCGCGGTGGCTGATCTCCCCGCAGGATGTGGAGCCTCTCCTTGGGCCGATGGCAGCCCAGGCGTGGGGCATGCATGTCCAAAACGAACTCCCAGACAACATCGTCCGGGAGTACTCGTATCGGGTGGAGGCCGGCTCGGCACGCAAGCCGAACATCGCCACCAAGACCGAGAACCTGAACAACCTGATGCAGATCCTGGCTCCGGTGTCGCAGGGGATGTTGCAGGCCGGCAAGCCCGAAATCTTCAACGCCCTCCTGTCAACGTGGGGCCGGGTCAACCAGATGGACGTTTCTGAGTTCCTTGTCCCTCCTCCGCCCCCCGGCCCGCCGCCGGGGCTAGAAGGACCTCCCGCACCCCCCGAAGGCCCTCCGGCCCAATAGACCTGTATGAGCATTCCTGCATCCGTTCTGTCGCTTGGCCAGGACGCTGTCACCACCTATAAGGCTGCCCTGCCCTACGGCGAGCGGTGGGCGGAGATGTGCGCTCTGCAATGCCCCCCCGGCACCAGGGGGTCTGACCGGGCGTTCCTGCAAGGCCGGCAGAACAACGAGCAGTTCGACACGCTGCCGAAGCGTCAGGCCCAGTACATGATTCGCGAGGCCAAGCGGGCTGGGATCAACCCGACCGGAAAGTACTACTGCTCCGGGATCGCTGACGGTCGCGGTTGGCGCGATCCGGCGGCCTGGGTGAGCGGCAACGACGATGTGCTGAAGGTCGCCAAGGCTCGCCGCATGGCCGTAGCCGGGAGCGTGAACTACGACCCCGGCCCGGCGCCGCCGCAACGCAAACTGTTAGCTGAATCCATCATTCAGGATGAGGTTCACAAACAGAAGCGGAAGAACCCCACAGCCAACGCCAAGGAGCTGCGGGCCAAGATCATTGAGAAACACGCCTACCGGGCAAAGGGGAGAGGGGTATGAACGAGATTGCGAGGCATTTTTCACCAGGGACCGTGGTCACGGCCAACAGTTCGGCCGCGACCACCTCTGGGATGTTTCCGTTCGGAGTCTTTGGTGGGGCGTGCGTGATGATCGCCAACACCAATGGGGGCACGCAGATCAACTGGTTCGGGACCGTTGACCCACGGGTCGCCCCCCTGCGGGTCTATGCGGACGGCGCGGCAGTAACCACGGCCCTGACGGTCGGCATCCACCCGGTGCCGGACGCTTTGTTTTCTGTGAGTCATGTGGTGCCCGTTGTGGTCGGTGCTACCACCTGCGCCATGACCGTCATGGCCAAGGGCTAACCGCGGTTGGTGAACGACGGCAAGCCTGACCCGACGAGGAACTGACGCCATGGGAATGAGCGGACGGCTGTTGCGGCCACGGGCCACGGGCTTCAACCCGAAGAGCATTGCTGGCCTGCAGGCATGGTGGGACTTCTCCGACGCCTCAACGCTCGGTCCTACGTCGTCTGGCGTCGGCACCGTTACCAATAACGGCCTGGTGAAGTTTGTCGCAGACAAGAGCACAAGCGGATTCAACCTGACGGCGACCCACTCCGATGCCAACTCGCCTTCGTTTGTTGCGTCAAGTCTGAACGGCAAATCCGCGCTGTCGTTTGACGGCGGCGACGTGATAAACGCATCGACCGGCGCGATCATGACAGGGCCATTCACGCTGTTCATTGTTTGTCGGGCGAACGCAACTGGCACGACGCGAGTATGCGGCGTCGGGTCTTCTCGTAGCATTGGCCCATTCGCCGCCAGCAATACGCAGTGGGGGTTTTTCAGCGCTGGTGGCATTCAGTCCTTTGGTGCGACTGCAACATCCGCGAGCGTGCTTGCGGTG